CTCTGGTGGTTTTATGGATTTAAGTCTATTCTACTACCTCTATGAATTACACTGCCTGTTGTATTAGATGTTTTATTTTGACTGACAGTTTCATTAAGGTTGCCTCGCACATCTAAATTCATATCACCGCCAATCTTCATATTATAATCGCCTGCTACATTTGTATTTAGCTTGCCATCTTTAAGAACCACATTCATATCCCCTTTATCTATTTGTATATTAACAGACGCATTAGGACCTATTTGTATATCGTAGTGGTTATTCTCTTCACCATTCTTATTAATGTATATCTTATGCCTGCCACCTATAGTAATATCTGAATTGCCTTCGATTATCGCTTGACTCTTGCCTGATATTATGTTATAATGGTCACCTTTAACTATATTAACCTGGTTACCATCCTTATCAATCTCTTGTGAGGTGCCTGTTCTATGCGCCGTGAATAACCTCTCATGGTCTTTGGTATCGTCAATCTCCATGATATGTCCACTCTCACTCTCAAACACATGATTATATGGATAAACTGCCTGATAAGGTATATCAGGTTGATTCCATGTGTCACCATCTGACGCACTTATAGGCACGCTTATATGGTCTTCGACTGCGACTGTATCAAAGTCGGCAGTAGGGACGCCAGTCTTCCTTGTTAATTTTCGTAATTCTAAACCTAAATGTGGTTGTGTCGTATCATTAACCGCCAGTCTATTGGTGTCCACCTCATCCTTATATTTCGGATAAACGCCGTTAGGGTCATAGAAACCTTTAGAGGTGTCTGCCAACTCCGACGGTTTACCAGGTAAACTCCCTATCACCATTGGTTCTTGCATATTCACCCCATCACGGAAGTAACCAAACACCCATGTCCCCTCTACAATAAAACCTGGACTAGAACCTAGACCTGATATGCCTGAAGAAGTAATAGGATGAATCAACTGCGACCACGGTAAGTCACTCGTAGGCAGGTCATCTTTGTTGTCCGTATGAATCCCCACACAGCGCACTCTCAACCTGCCGAGCTTCTGTGGGTCTTGTCGGTCTTCGACTACGCCGTTAAACCAAATAAAGTTATTTTTTCCTAGAAAATCTTTGTCGTACATGTTATTTTTTCCGATATATGCCTGCCTTTAAAGCACCAAGCATACGCATTTATTTACCATTTCTTTTTTGTTTACGCACACCTGATAGATACTTAGGCGTACTCTCTAACTTGTTGTTTTCCAATGCTTTAAATCTGCGTAGAGGTCGTTTAAACCACTCAAAAGCTCGTTTGAGTAAACTCGGTGACTTCCTCGAAGCAATCATACTGGCAACCTCTGACCTACTCAAAAATGAATACTTTTTCAGTTGTTTCCTATGCAATTTATGAGAATAAGGTCTGTTTTGCCTCTCTACCCATATTAGTATTTGTCCTAACATATCTCCCTCTACACATCCTGTGGTTGGTGTACACACAATAGCTTGTTTCTCTTCTCTCGTTCTTCTCATTATATTGCCTTTCAATATGCCGGTCACCTAATAAGCGCCGGATTCTCTAAATCTCTATGTTATCCTCGTTGTATATATCAACTCTGACCGAATTGTCTTTATCTATGATTAATGGGTCGGTTTCACTCGGATATGGCGTCCTAACACTATCCTTGAAACATCTTAATGTCATCTCATGTCTTTGTGCCTCTGTGGATATAGTATGTTTAATCGCCATGATTAAGTACCTCCCATTGGTATATGGATTAGGGTCGGCTTTCTCTCCTGGTTGCATAACAGGCATGGAGAAGTTAATAATATCTCCTGCGTTGATTTGTGTATTACCATATACTAATAGTGATAGGTTTAAATTCTTATATCCTGCCTTTTGACTGACTATCTTTGGTAATGTATCACTTGTAGGCACGAATTCATAGTCATTATGCACCTTACTTGTTTCGGTAACCACCATCTTCTTACTATCTGCGAATTCAAATAAACTCTTGCCCATGTCATTTAATTGAGCATTAGGCATAATCTGTTTATCACTATCTCTATCCTCACCTATTGTTTCAGTATGGTAACCTTTTTCAAAATTGTCTTTGTAATTAAAATCATGCGTCTTAATAGTCTTATTAAATGCGTCATGTACTATTAATTTGTTGGCGTAAAATCCATCTATAATATTGGTCAATGTATCAACAGGTTTATTAAACTCATATTTAATAACTGCCATCATTCTTCTTTCAATGTCCTTGACCTCATCTCCCTTGTCGGTGTCTTTGACCATATTTACCTGCGATTGGAAATTAAACATAGACGGTTTGGCAATTGCACCACCAGACGCCAACATGGATTCTAAACTTCTAAAATGAAACCCTTGACTTGTTTCAAAGAACCTATAACCTGAATTATTGTATTTACCTGATATGGCCTGTGAACATAGAAAACTAATTGCCTTATATGGTTTCAAACTAGGTATCACATACTTGGCATTTGTTTTTGTTTCTTCAATGAACAATGGTTTTTTACTGTTGAGGTATTTCTTTGACCGTACCATATCCTCTACTGCGTTCTCAATAGGACCTTTGTATGCCTTACTGACTGTAGCAACTTGGTTATTATACATTTCAGGTGAACAGAAATAGATTTTATAAAACTGACCGATATCATTTGTAGGGTCTTTTCTTACACTATCGACCTTGTATATCTGAAATGGTGTACCACCATTCTCGGTCATATTATAACCAGGATAACCTGGCGTATTAAACTTGACTGATAATCTTTCGAGACCAGTAAGTGGAAATATAGTTCTTACATCTTGTGTATCATATACGGTGACTGCACCTGATATATTACTGTTGAATATATCCTCGGTCAAGGTCATAGTCAACATGATACCTTTGATGTCAATAAACTTTGGTTTACTTTCTTCTTTGTCTTGTCTGTAGGAAATTATTGATAGTTCAGCTAAGTTATACTTACCGACTTTATCTAAAGTATTAGAGTCATTTGCCATATCATTATCTTCTTATCAAAGTGCTAAATTCATTTTCAAAGGCAGGTAAATAATTTCTATTGAGTAATTTAATTTGCCTTTTACTATCTTGTATTCTTCTTTCGTATTGTATATTGGTAACTGCCTCTGCGCCTGCCTCTGTTTCATTACACTCACAATAGTGTGAATAGTCACTAGGACCTTCTCCTACTTGTCTACCACTCGATTGTAACTTCTCATAGTGATGTACTGCTTCTGGTTGTGTGTATTTGTCTTGTACATATTGTTGAAATACATACTCGTCTAATGGCCAGTCATAATATCTATTGACAATGTTATTAACAAGTGTTACAACCCAAAAATAATCTGAGTCGCCATATACTTTGTACGCAATGTCTTCAGGTTTCTCACCCTCTTGTACATCATACTTGTCAAATGCTGTAACATTGTCTATAATCTTACTTCTTGCCTTGACTCTTCTAAAAATATCTGTTACTTCTTTTGTGTTGCCATCACCTTTTAGGTCATAGTCTATACCTGGAAATTGATTAAAGTATTTCATTATGCGCCTTGCTCAATATCTTGTTTAGTAATAATTCTGTCTTCGACCATGTTGACTGTCATTCTAGTGTGTACAGGTTTACCGTCACCAAATGTGGTCCATTGTCCGTCTGGTGAATAATCTACATCTACATCTTCACAATAACAAGCACCAATTTTATTTAATGATGTGTTCTCTGCACTATTAAACATGTAACTAATCTTCCAATAGTTTGGTGTGGTAAATATAGCACCCATAGCACCACCTTTAAAACCTGGTGCTGAGTTGTATTTAAATATGGCAATAATCTTTTCTACTGCGACTGCCTCCTCATTACTTCTAGGCCAGAAATCAAATGTAAATGAGAATTTTCTATGTGTTGGTGAGTTATAAAACATCTCACTTCTAGGATTTACTGCAACGCCAGCTCTTTTAGCGGCAAATCTTACGGGGTCACCTACACCTGCAAGTGACACAAATTCACCTAAAATAGTTTTTGCATTTCTGGCAACACCACCTATAACACCTTGTAATGCAGCTTCAACTTTATTTGCCACACCCTCTGCGCCTGCGATTGCAGCTCCAGCTGCCTCTATATCTCCTACTAAACCTGTTTCCTCTGTATCATATGTTTGATTATATGATGTCTTTACACCTGCCGGCATATACAATGCAATGCCTGAAGTTGATATAGAATGTGATGGTGTTTTTGCTGTAATTTTTGATTTCTCAAATGGTTCATAAGCATAAGTTTTATATTTACCTGCCGGTCCTGTTGTACCTGTCTGTACTCTCTTTGACCTAAAACTACTTGTCTGTGGACTATATCCTACAAAACCTGATTCAAATAATATGTAGTGACCAAGTTCATTACTACCTAAGTCTAGTGGATATTGTACAGGACTAAATGATAAAGGATTTGCTGTTTGTTTTTGTGAAGGACTATCTGGTATCTCCATACCTGACTTCTTCGACAATTGAGCCGCTACTTTACCTGCGTCTTTCTGACTACCACCACTTGTAAAATTATTAATAATCTTACTAACATGAGGTATGGCAAAATTTGTTGCGACTTGTTTAAATGGTTTAAATGACATGTATAAATAATCCTTAGTTAGTAATATTTATATAGGTAATAAGAGTGATATGAGAAAGAGTTATAAAGGTTTATATAGACCAACCAATCCAAAGAAATATGTCGGCAATACCAGTCAAATAGTGTATCGTTCACTATTAGAAAGACGGTTCATGCGTTATTGTGATTTAAACAAAGATATTACGCATTGGGCAAGTGAAGAATTGCCTGTTAGATATTATAGCCCGCTAGACAAAAAATATCACCGATACTTTCCTGACTTTGTTGTAAAGACTGTGAATGGTGATAAGTACATGATTGAGATAAAACCCTCCCGACAAGCAGTGAAACCCAAACCGCCAAAAGCAAATAAATCAAAAAGATATATGCGTGAGTCATTTGAGTATATTAAAAATCAGGCCAAATGGTCTGCCGCTAGACAATACTGTGAAGATAAGGGTATGCAATTTAAGATTATTACCGAGAAAGACCTTGGTCAATACTAGGCACCACCGTAGGCTTCTCTATCAAAATATGCGTCACTACCTGTAGTCAATGAACCTGTGTATGTTTCGTTTTTAACATTACTATTATTGGCACTATTGTTTGTAGTATTATTCTGAATAATGACCTCTGGTTC